GTTGGTACAATATATTATGCGCATGGCACCGATTCATTGTTTTTTAGAACAGGCAATGCGAATTCAATGACAATAGATTCTGGTGGCAACGTCGGCATCGGCACCAGCACTTTTGGCACCAACGCCGAAACAGCCCTCGCAATCGCCGAAGGGGTAACCCCCACGACCTCTCCCGCCGGCATGGTGCAGCTATACGTGCAGCCCGATTCGGGGCTGGCCGAGCTGTACGTATTGGATGAATCCGGAACAACCACGCAGCTATCCGACCACGCGCTGAGCTATCCCGTAGAATTGGCTGTCGACGAGGAGTTTCCGAGGGTCAAGCGCGACCGCCAGAACTACTTAGGCCATGAGCGATACATCGCCCTTGGAAAGATGGCGCAGCTTGTCGAAAAATTGGCCAAACAGGCGGGATTTCTCCCCGAGGACCGGTACATCGTGATGAAGCGGCCGATCCCGAAACGGGACTGGGACGCGGACGAGCAGGCGGCCTACGACAGGCGGAAGGGTAAAATCGCCGCCGCAAACGCGCAGATCGAGACGCTAAACGCGGAGCTTGCCGATATGCCCGACGATTATACCCACGCAGCGCAAAGGGCGACGCTCGTCGAGCGGATAGACGCCGTCGCCGTGCCCGGGCAGTACATCAAGCGGCCGAAACCGGCGTTTCTGGAGGCAAAGTGACATGAGCACCCGGCAGGACTACCTGACCGCCGTCGACAACCTTGTGCCCGGCGACCTTCCGCTTACCGAGGCGGACAAGATCTATGCCATCGGAAAAGGGATGAAGGACCACTCGCGGCACAGGCCGCAAGAGATCGTGGAAGACGTGGACGGGGACGGCGGGTTCGACTACGCAGTCTCCGATCTTGCCTCCTTTAGCGACGGGTTTTCGGTGATAAAGCGGGTGGAATACCCGGTGGACGATACCGACGAGACCCCGGACATCCTCCAGGACGACGAGTGGATGCTCTACGAAAAACCCACGGGCAAGGTGCTAAGGTTTTTGGAGGATACGCCCGCGGCCACAGAGGATATCCGGGTGACCTACACCGCGCTTCACACCTGCACGGACAGCGCGTGCACGGTAAAGGACTATGACGAGGAGGCGGTGCAGGCGCTCTGCGCGGCGATCTTTTGCGAGATGTTAGCCACCTGGTTCGCCCAGGCCGGAGACTCCACCATCGACGCCGACGTGATGGACCACAAGAGCAGGTCCAAAGAGTACGCGGCCCGGGCGACGACTTACAAAAAAATGTATTTCGACCACCTGGGGATAAAGGAGGGCAAGACCCCGGCCGCGTCGGTGACCCGCGACCAGGACAAAAAGGCGAGCTGGGCGAGCGATAAGATCACGCATAAGAAGAGGTACAGGTGACAGGGGATAGGGGATAGCTGATAGCTCGTAGCTGATGGCTGATAGGAAAGAGCTAACCCCTATGAGCTATGAGCTATGAGCTAACCCCTATGAGCTATGAGCTATGAGCTAACCCCTATGAGCTAACTTATGTTCGACGCAAAGATAAAATACGACATCTCGGATATCGAGCGGTTGACCAAGATGTACCCGGAGGCATCGGTGGCGGCCAGGGAGGCTGCGATCAAAGAGGCGCTCCTTTTGCTCGAGTCGGCGGTAAAGAAAAAGACGCCGGAAGGGGCCGGGCCGATCCATCTGCGCGATACGATCCACGAGAAGGTGAAAAAGACGGGAAACAAGGTTTCCGGAATACTGGGAACCCCGGTCGAATATGCCGAGCCCGTGGAAAAGGGGGCAAAGGCCCACTTTCCGCCCATTGCGCCCATCCAGTTCTGGGTGCAGCAAAAGCTGCGGATCGAGGGCGAGAAAGAGTCCCGGTCTGTTGCGTTTCTGATCGCCCGGGCCATATCGAAACGCGGCACAAAGGATAAAGCGGTAAAGATGTTCGAGAAGGGGTTCGAGGAAAACGAGGCGGCAATAGTCCGGATCCTCGAAGAGATCCCGGCCATGATCATAAGGAGGGTTTTGGCATGAGCCTGGCGGACATCCGCGAGCAGATCGTGGCGGTGCTCTCGGGGGTTTCCGGGATCGAGATCGTGCACCGGTACGTCCGGCTGGCCTTTAACCGGGAAAAGCTTCTGGAGCTTTTCAAGGACAGTAAAGGCAAGATCTGCGGGTGGATGATCACCCGGCGGGTGACGGCCGCCACCCGCAAGACCATGCCCGTCGTCGAGCGGGACCACACCTTCCGGCTGTACGGGATTTACGGAGTCAACGACGGCGCCGGATCCGAACTCGTCTTCCAGGACATGATCGAAGACATCCAGGATGCGTTCGATGATCAGTACAGCCTCGGGGATACGGTGACAAACAGCGGCCCGATCCAGGTCAAGCTCGTGGAGTACCGGGAGATTGGCGGCATCCTGTGTCACTACGCCGAGCTCGATCTGTGGGCGTGGGAGAGAAAGACGTAAAGTTAGTATATAGCTCAAAGCTGAAAGCTCAAAGCTGAAAGCTGAAAGAAGCTCAAGGCTCGAAGCTGAAAGTTCAAAGGGAAGGAGACAGGGGCGATGCCGGTTAGCAAGGGAACGACAAAGGTATATTCTAAAGACGGGGAGCTGGTGGAGGAGTATAGCCAGAACCCGCACAAGAACTTGAAAAAGAAGCCCAAGGGGACGGAAGGCAAGGCGAAAAAAGGCCATCGAGGCAACCCATAAACCGCTTTGAGCCTTCAACTATTGGCTTTGAGCTTTTTTCAGCTTTGAACTTTGAGCTTCTAACAAGGAGAACGAAACCATGTTAAACGAACGATCACAAATCGCGGTGGAAATCGAGAGCGCCGAGGGCACCGCCGAGACCCTGGTGGCGGCCGACCAACTAAGCCCGGCCTTCAACCCGACCTTCGAGCCCAACATCGACATGCACGAGCGAAACCCGGCCCGGTCCAACCTTGGCCGCATCGGCGCGGTTCCGGGCAAGCGCTCGGGCAGGATCGCCTTCGAGCTGGACCTGGTGGGGGGCAGCGCGGGAGCTGCCGTCTACTTTACCGATGCGATCAAGGCCTGCGGGGTTGGCGAGACCCTGGTCGGCAACACGTCCGCCACCTACAAACCGGCGTCGTCATCGATTTCGAGCGTCACCGTGGGCCGGTATGTCGACGCCAAGCTCAACCGGATCTGGGGCGCGCGGGGAACCGCACGGCTGGTGCTCGAAGCCGGAAAACCGGGGCGGTTTTTCTTCGAGTTTTTCGGCGCCGATTTCGACGATGCCGACGCGGCGCTTCTTTCCGGGGGAACCCACCACGCCACGGTCCCGCCGATTTTTGCGGACGCAAGCCTTACCATCGACAGCTACGCGGCGATCCTCGAGAGCGTGGAGATCGATTTCGGAAACGTCCTCGGCCTGCGGACCAGCGCAAACGCCGCAAGCGGCAACTTGAGCGTGATCATCGGCGACCGCAAGCCGATGCTGCGCTTTAACCCCGAGGCGGTCCTGGTGGCCACCGAGGATTTTATGGGCAATTGGCGGAGCGGGACCGAGATGGCCTTTACCACGGCCCTGGGATCCGCCGCGGGAAACACCATCACCATCACCGCCCCCAAGGTCCAGTACCAGGGGGTAAGGGAAAGCGTCCGGGAAGGCAACCTGGTCTACGATATCGAGGCGCAGTTAGGGATGAATACGGGCGACGACGAGTGGCAGATAGCGATCACGTAAATGACCGACAGATAACAAACGGGCTGGGTGTCGGGGATCTGAGAGGCGCTGTAACTCCCGACACCAGATGCCCGATATTGGAGGCATTATGCTTGTTGTGGATGTGAACCAAAAACCCGACCAGGCTTACTGGCGGGAATATGCCCCCGGGGTGAGGGCCAAGCTCAAGCCCCTGTCCAGCGCCAGGATGCGCAAACACCGGGAGGCGGCAAAAACGATAAAATCGGTTTTCGAAAACGGGCGGTGGATCGATAAAGAGGTGCTCGATCCGGACATGCTGGACAAGCTGATCATGCGAGACATTATCGACGATCTCGAAGGCTTCGTCGATCCGGATGGAAACAAACTTCCCGTAGACGACCCGTCCATCGACACCATCGCGGAAAATTTTATCCAGTTTGTCACCTGGGCCGCATACGAGGCGGGGATTCTGGCCGAGGCAATGGCCAGGGAAAAGGCGGCCGCGTTAAAAAACTCGAAGGGTTCGCACGATGGCAGCGAAGCAGACCGAAAGAAATAAGGTCGTGCAGCGCATGCAAGATCATCCGAAAGCTGGAACCGCAAATGATTGCTTCATTGTGCGAACCTTGCCCGGCCCCCGACCTGATCGTCGAAAATGAAGAGGTGTGGGAGATCTTCTGCCGTTTTCCGGGAATGATGGAAGCCGATTTCTTCGGGGGACTTTCCGTCAAATACGGGGCGGCCGAGCGGATCGCGGCCCGTCGGGGGATTGCCGACGAACTTTATTTTATCGAGGCCCTGGAGGCCATTGCAAAAGGCTTGAGCGCCAAGCGCTAAGCGACGTGCGCAAATCGACCAGAGGGAACAATGCCGGGAGACAAGCTTAAATTCGAGATCGAGGTCGATTCGAAGACCGGTGAGATCCGGGTTAAAAAACTGGGGGAGTCCTTTGAAAAAACCGGGAAGAAGGGGAAGGATTCGTTTGAACGGGTCTCCAAATCCGCCAAGGAGTCCGGAAAACAGTTAGGTTTGCTAACCGGGCTCGTGGGTAAGTTGGGCGCGGCATTCGGCGCGTGGCAGCTTGCCCGGTGGGCCAGGGACTGGGCAGGCCTTGCGGGGGTGCAGCAGAAGGCGGTGGCAGGGATGGAGCAGGCGCTTCGGAGCATGGGTAGGTATACGCCCCAGTTTTCCGCCCGGCTCCAGGATGTGGCCCGATCGCTCCAGGGGGTGACCACCTTCGGGGACGAAACCACCATAGCGGGGCAGAAGTTTCTCATCACCTATAAAGACATCACCGACGACCTGCTCCCGCGAACTAGCGCGACCATGCTCGATCTGGCGGCGCTCATGGGGGGCGATGTCAAACAGGCCGCCAACATGCTGGGCAAGGCATCGATGGGGATGGCGGGCGAGCTCCGGCGCGTGGGCATCACCATAGATCCCGTGATCGCAAAATCCGGTAAATTCGCCGACATCCTCGCCGAAATCGAAAAGCAGGTGGGAGGCCAGGCCCGCGCTTTGGCCGATACCGAGATCGGCCGCTGGGAGCAGCTTGCCAATATCTGGGGGGATTCCAAGGAGAGCTTGGGCGAAATGGTGCTGTCGATGTCAAAAGGCCTTGTTCCAGTTCTGATAGATATGGCAGGGCTGGTCACAACCATTGCCGACAAGTGGGTGGAATTTATGGAAAGGCGCTCGCCCGAGAACATGCTGAAAGTGCTCAAAGCGGAGCTTGAAAGGCTGGAGAAGGCAAGGGCCGGAAAGCCGCATCTGAAATCTTTTTACGGCGGCGGGAAAGTGATTGACGAACGGATTGCCGAGCTGAAGAGGCGTATCGAGGAAACAATGCTCGAACTTCCCGTCGAAATAAAAGCGAAGGATCAACCCCCACCCTCTTACATCCCCTGGCGCCAGCGCATCCACCCCGCAGACTGGGAATGGGACGAGCAAAAGGAGTTAGGCTACGGCCACGGCTGCGCCGCAGCCCTGGAAGACATGGAGCAGGACTTGTCCGGTCATTACGAAGAGCTTGACGATATGCACAAAACCCATTTCGACACCTGGGCCGAGCTTTCGCGGGGGGCGGCCATGAGCATGCAGGGAAGCTTTTCCGACTTTTTTTTCGATGTCA